GTCTGGAGTCGCGAATGGTAATACGATCATTAACCCGGCTTCCATGAGATCGGCTATTGCTAATAGCAGAGGCATGATCTCTGTTCGGTTGATCTTCTTGTCGGCGACAATGCCAACGACGATCGCCCATGCCGTTTCGATCTTGGGAAGCTGTTCCTCGATGCCGTCGGCCAGACTTTTAAGAACCTCGCCGATGATCCCCACGATACCGACCACGTTTGGCGGGACACCGAACATACCAAGCATCCCGATGACGGCGCCGATCAGTTTGGCTGTGACCCGGAGCATGATAGGAACTTCCTTCGGCTCCAGTTTGCCGTCCTGGAATACCTCGGACAGTTCTTTGCCGATGGATTTGATGTCCTTTTCCTTTACCTTCCTTTCCTTTTCGACCGCTGCGAAATAATCTGTTTCCAGTTGGTTCATACCGCTGTCCTCCTTTTCGTTTGTAGGTGTGTTTGGTTTGTCCTGTTCTATTTCCAGGAAGCCCAGAATACCGTATCCTATGGCTTCCGCTACCTCTTGCCGCTCGTGCTCTTCGTCAAACTCCTGTCGGTCCTGTTCGCTGGATATAAAACCTATTTCCACAATGATCGCCGGCATGAGTGTATCTTTAATCACGGTAAGAGCAAAGTTCGGTCCCCTGCCTAGCTGCGTATAGTCCTTCGTCACGGGCTTTCTGGCCGGGATACCTTTAACGTTACGACTGAACGACGCTGCGACAGCTTTGGCGAGTGAGATTCCCCGAAGGCTGTCCGGGTAATGTACCACTTCGTATCCCCGCGCTTTCTTGCTTACGGCTGCATTGCAATGGACCGACACGAAGACATCCACCATCGCATCATTCGCTACCTTTACCCTGCGACTGTTCTTCCACTTTGTATCATCTGTTCTAGTTCGTACAACCTGGACTCCTGCATCCTGGAGGAAACCTGCAAGTCTGTTCGCCACGTCCAGGGTTATGTCTTCCTCTTCCAGTCCTCCGCCTCCGCCTACGGCTCCAGGATCTGGACCGCCATGTCCCGCGTCTACGCATACCTTTTTCATTGTCCTGTCCTCCTTAGTTCCTCTGTCAGTTTTGTTATGGCCTTGGTTAGTTCCGCTAGTTCTTCCTTGAGCCAAAAACCCCACACGACATATCGGTCCTTATCATCCCGCTTAGAAAGTATCTCCAGGATCTTGTGTACCTCTGGACCTGGATTATGTCCATGCCCGTTCGTGCCTTTTATTTTACCGACGACGGATCCTACGAGCGGCTTGATAACGTATTGGAACGTCATAAAGATAAGCAGTCCTGCGACTCCCAGGTCAGTGAACGATTGAATCTCCATGTTTAACCCTCCGGATAGATTTTAAACTTCCACCAATAATCAATGTTCGATTGCAGAGTAAAGCCAGGACCAGTGTGATCATTATACGCTGCTTTCAATGTTGGCTCCGGGTTATCACTCCGCCCCCATAACTGATATTTCTTTGTCGCTTCTGCTCCGACCACTACGAATGTTATCCAGTATTTCTTACCTATGACGAATGTATCACCGACAGTAATCATACTGAACGTGATCTCTTCCGTAGTTGGCGTCGGTGATGTAAACGCTAATCCAAGATATCCCATGCTCAGACCTAATGTGTCGACGTTGTCTTCCCAGAAGGAACAAACTAGATTATGACCACTAGCCCATGTTAGAAGCTTCTCGATCTTGCAGATCGCTTGTAGAATCACACCATCTTCTGGAACGGTAAACTGCTGATGGATAGAACCTGCGCCACTAACAAGGAATTGCTGGAATCCGACGGCGGCATTCGGATCGGATACCTCGTGAAAGAACGGCGGAGAATATTGCCGCTTCGTTCTTAACTCCAGGGTATAATCACCTCCCCTGCGAATAGTACGTTTAAGACCGAAGACAATAAATTTGATGTTAGTTATACTCGAGAGTGCATCCGTAAAGTCAATCACAGTTCCAATGTCTATATCCAGGGCTTCCGGCAGTCTGTTCTCCAGAGTAAAATTTGCACCTTGAATCCGCTTGGAAAATAAGGATTGTAGAGTTCGGGCAACTTCTTCCGCGCTTCCCACATTTAAAATTAGATCATTACTTAATTCAAGGTCCCTTTGTCCATACAGAACTATGCTGTTATCGTTCGTGCGCTCGGACCATTGATCTGTTGGATACTCTACTCTAAACCTATTAAACAATCCCTTGATATCATACTCAACTTTAAAATCATCCACATCCCCGCAATCACCAGACTCCCAGGTATAATCCGTCGGGACATCTCCTCCAAGCCAAGTGTTAGCATGGAACTGATATATACCTGCTCCGTCTACGAAATGGTGATGCTGTCCGGCTTCTACTAATTCGTCCAGGATACTTATCGCGTTCTCATCTGTCCAGGTTTTACTTTTTAGATCTGCTCCATCAGATGTGTCTAGAACGTATCTACTGGAGTGTAACTTAACTTCGTCAAACACTTGTTCTATCACTTCGTGAACAGGCTTGTTCCCGCCCATCGCCACGGTTATTTTATGATCCTTTAAAACAAAGAAGCGGTCGGAGCAAAATACAAAGACATCCCGTTTCTCAAACAACATATCCGGGCGGATCCTAACGATGAAACCCTGGAAGAAATCATACGTTGTCGGTGTTAAGAAAACGGTCACAGTAATCTGAGCCATGAGATCAAAGTATTCATAATAGATGGAACTGGTATTGTCTGGACTAAACTCTCCATTCTTATTATCAATCGTAAGGTCGCATTGTCCTTCAACGTATTGCCCATCCACGTTGCTCTTGCCTGTATCTATTTTTATTTCCCGGACGGCATCTGTAATATCAAATTCCTTTGGCCGGAGGGAATAGAACTGCATCCATGGATCGCCGGTGACGGCAGTCCAAACCGTGGAGATTTCCTGTTCGGTTGCTGTCTGGGATTCCTGCTCGGACGAATGGAATAAAATCTGGAAGGGTCCATTCGTCGTGGTCACTGTAACTGTAAAGACGATCCGGAAATTATAATCCAGTTCGTGCTCAAACTCATACTCGTCCAGGTCAAAGGTAAATTTTACTTTCGTAGTTACACTTCCAGCCGTCCCGGCTATGCTTGTTGAATTATATGTTTCTGGAGCCGTAGCTACCAAGGAATTATCTGAAACCTTTCTTAGCTCCGCACCGACTGTTCCTGTGGGAGTCGTTCCGGTATTATCCCACTTCATCTGCCAGTATGTTTCCATCTTGTCCGTTAATGGATCTGTTCCTATGGATGGAACAGTATAGTTCGTGCGGAACTTGGTGATCGTCGGTGTTCCGAAATCCACAAAGGTAAGATCATCATTTTCCTGCAGAATGGAAAACAGTTTCTTCCCGCGAAGTTCTACCTTATATCTCATCTGCTTAGTACCTCATTGAGCGATTGCAGCGTGTTCCTGTAAAATTCTCTGGCCTGAGCCGGTTCCATAGTCCAGACGCCGGACATGTTGAACGTATAGTTATTGATAACTGGCTGTCCACCAAAGCCCATCTTATTCAAGGGTATAACAGCTTCCGGCCCGGCTTCGCCGATGAGCGCTCTTGTAGGACGAGTAACGATGCCGCCTTCCGCCATTGCTATCGTCTGTGCCGCCATTGCCGCGACGTTCGCTATGGCTCCAGCGTAGATTGCAGCGGCTAGAGCAGGTCCAAGGAACGGACCGCCTTCCGCGACCGCACGAGTTGCGGCTAAGTTCGCATTGATAAGTCCTTCTGCAATTGAAGCCGCTTTCATAAGAGCGAAGAATGTATTAGCTCGTTCCCCAGACGCTTCATACATAGCAGAAAACGCAGCACCGACCTGACCTGCCAGAGCCGCTCGCTGGGATACTTGGTTAAGATGATTCTGCAGGTTTCTTTCCCGCAATGCTTCCTCGTCCCTAGTCTGCTGCTCCTGAGCGCGTAAGTCTTCATCCCGTTCCCGCTCTCTTTCCTCTTGTATCTTCTGCCGCCAGAATGCTTTCACTTCCGCCGTCTCCTGACCGTGCCGCTTGGCAAAAGCAATCTCTTCAGCGGCTTGCTTTTCTAACTGCTGCATCATAGTCAGGTTATCAAACCCTCTGCGTTCTACCAAGGCAACAGCCTGTTCCCTTGCTTGTTTTAATTCACGCTTGGAAAGTCGTTTACCCGTTTCCTCCAGAATGCGTTCCGATTGTGCTGCAATCCGTCCCATAGATTCATTCACTTGCGCCAGGACGGCCGGAGTTCCTTGCTGGATACCTTCCGCATAGGTTTCCATCATACCTTGTCCGCTTGCCGTTAAGTCTGACAGAGGACCTTCTTCTGCGTCCGATCCAGGTAGTAACTTCCGGAGCTTACCTAAAACCCATTTTAATGCTTTCAGCGGGAATTCCGCAGCGGCTCGAATCCCAGCGGCAAAGGTTTCCAGAACCATCTCGCCATATTTACCAAGATCTAAGTCCGAGAGCCATGCAACGATCTCGTTAAAGGTTCCAACGACGATCTCCTTAGCCTTTGGCAGATGCTCCTGGAAGAGACTCACGATTATAAACATCATCTCGCCAAGGACCGGCCCAACGTTATCATTGAGCCAGTTAAATGCACCCCAGATACCTCCAAGAGCCCACTTGACAATTTCATATATCGTTCCAAGGCTCACTTTCCATACTGTCCAGAGCGTTCCTATGTAGTTTTCCGTTAAAGATTTAATGTGTGGCATGACCATTTCAAAGAACGTCATTAGGTCTTGCAAGATCGGCATGACCGTTGGTGCTATCTTTTCCCACGCGGCAATCACATCAGCAGACACGGTCTCAAACGCAGCCTTCATATCTGTGACCATAGGTTTAAGTAAAAATTCCAATTCATTAATTACATCAGCGGTCTTCTGTCGAATGTTCCCCCAGTTCTTAGTCCAAGCAATCGCTAGTAATGCAATAGCTCCTACGCCTATGGCTGCAAAGGCCAGGAGAGCTCCAGCCGCAATACCTAGGAAACCGGCTATCCCCGCAACCGCTCCCATCACTGTTCCAATGGTAGTTATCAGCGTCCCGAGCACGACTAAGACTGGACCGACGGCTATGGCGACCGCGCCAAAGACCAAGATCAGTTTCTGTGTCGTCGGACTTAGTTGTCCAAACCAAGTACTCAATCGTTTGACTTGCACTCCTACAATATTCATGGGTCCTAAGAGAGCGGGTAGTATTTTAGATCCAAGGTTAATCAAAGCGACATTGAGCTTATTCTTTAGCAATTTCCAATTATTATTGAACGTCTCCATCTGTTTACGAAACGCTTCTCTAACAGCATCACTTCCATGTAGCATTTCATCTAAGGAAGATGTGTAAGTATCGTTCGCCGCAGTAGCTAACTGGACGGCTGCAAAAGCGGCTTCCGCACTACCGAATAAGGCACCGAACTCATCCGCTCCTAATTTCAACCGGTCCTTCATATTTTTAAGCGCTCCGCCCAGTCCCTTCTCGGAAACGAGATCCCTGAATTTTTCTAATGAGAACTTGTTCTTCTTTAGAGCTTTATCCAGGACGCCTCCCTGTTCTCCCATTTCTCTAAAGAGAGCCGTGAGTTGGGTTTGGGACTGCGCGGTTTTACCAGTGATAGAAGTTAAGGCTGCGTTCGCCGCCATGACCTCCTCAAACTTTACCTTAACTGCCGATGCTTGACCTGCCATCTGTCCAAAATTAACTTGGAGTTTAGCAACGGTCGTGATTCCATTCTTGACTGTTTTGAATAACACGTCAGAGACACGACCTGATTGATCTGCTGCAATACCAAAGGCATTGAGCGCGACAGTCATTATTGTAGTAGCCTCTTCCGTAGATCCTAACCCGGCTGTCGCGAGTATGGCCGAATCTTCTAATACTCTAAGAGCGTCTGCTGATTTATTTATTCCGGCTGAGAAGATGGAGTACAGTGATGCTCCTAGATCATCGGCGTCCTTCGGCACTCTCTCCATCATATCTTTAATGCCATCTCCAAGTTTAGTGATCGTAGGTCCGACATCATCCTGGATTAAAGTTGAAACGTCAGCAAGCCTCTGCTCAAAATTCGCGGCTGCTGATACTCCGAGGACACCGACAATAGCAAGCGGAGCGGCCAACTTGGTCAGCGTGGATCCAATTTGCGTAACGTGTCCACCTACCTTTTGCAAGTTTTCGGACGTTCGCTTCCACGCTTTATTGACCACTTCCGCTGATTTCTTGCCGCTCTTTTCTACCTTTTTAAATGCTTGAGTGGTAAGATCCTGTCCTCGTATAACGACATCAACTTCTGGCATTTTTTATCGCCTCCGTATAAAGGAGTCTTAAGAACTCACTTTGCAGGGGAGTCAGGTTCTCCATCCTGTCCGTCAGTTTCAAGTTCCCCGCCAGGATCAGTAGGACCATCTCGTTCCCCACTTCCGTCTGGCTGAAAGCTGTCCAACAGATCTTTCACCTCTTTCATACCGGATATCTCCTTGATCCTTTCGGCGAGAGCATTCATGATCTTGTTGGGCACATCCATCATGCGGACTTCCCCTGGAGAGAACTTGTTTCTTTTGTCCACGGAAAGACCGCAAGCTATGACGTGGAACTTGACATCCCAGTCATTCTTAATCAATCCCTCCATGTCCATCTCCATGTCCGGGTCTTTAGCGTTTGACGCTTTGCCTTTGGTTTTAATACCTCTGACTGCAAGCGAATCAGCTCTTGCCTGTTCGCCTTTATTCAAAGGACGAATCGTAAAGACGCCGACCTCAGTCTCAACTTCCTCACGGTGCTTCGTGCCTTTAAGAAGCAATTCCTTTGTCAACATTACCCTTTCGATATCATTGTCTTCCATGTCCTGTTCCTCCTGTCCTGTTAGAATGTTTCCCGACTAGGCCGGGTTATGCAGACGATTGTAATTCTTCACGAGGCAAGAGATGATCTCGCCCGAGTCACAATCGTACTTCGCTTGAAAGGTTATTTCCTGCATGGACTTCTCGCGCCCACTCGGTTGGATGTTCACTGACTGGAGGAGAACACGCGGCAAGGAAACAATCGCTTCTCCCCATCCGCCGTCCACGGCTCCTCCGCCACTGATGGTTATCTCGATGTCTTTAAGCTGCGGATCGCCGTCCACGGCTCCGCCTGAATCTCCCCAGAAGTCTTCCTTGTAAGATGTGTCCTCGAATTGCAGGGTCATGGTCCCGGTTATGTCCAAAGCTCCGGCGGTCCCGTCTTGCGGGAACCTAGAGTTAAGCCCGACGTTCTCTTCCGTTGTTCCATTGTTATTAACGGTCCACGCCAAAGTCCGGACCTTTGCGCTGATGTCACCCAGAGCTTCACCGAAGTCGCCAACCTTGAGCTGGATGTCCGCGAAGGACTTCTGTCGCTCTCCGTGGCATCCGCTAGTAAGAAATAGGTCTTCCAGGTTTACGATCGTGACCTTCTTGTCCTTCTGACACATAATATCCAGGGTTAAATTCGCGAGCTCCTGCTCTACCGAAAAATCCATCTGGCTTAATATGCAGCCGAGGAACTTGTGCTCGAACAGATCCTTGCCTAGGAACGCGGTGAAGGATGGCATCACGTTACCATCTACTGGAACGATGGTGTGCTCCATCCATCCCCAATCGTAATCACCTGTATAGGCTTCCTCGGCATCGAGACCGGCCATGTAGACGGTTCCCGTGGAGTAGTCGATCCAGCCGGTTATCCCGGACGCTGCATCTTCCACGATCTTCCCCCATCCGTTGTCGTGTGCAACCTGAGTTGAAACGGAATCCTCAAAGATAAACGTCCCCTGGATCACAGGCTTCTCGACAAGCGAATACGTTTTTTCCGTCTCGCCGACTCCAGTTGCCAGGTCTTCACCTGTGACTGGAGTCACATTAGCAATGTCTATGGACGAATCGCCCAAGAGCAAATGAAGGATATAAGCGAACCAGGAAATCCCGACAGGAAATTCCGCGCCTCCGCTGGGAGCGTAAACTCCAGGGATGGTTCTTACCGTCATCCGTCCAATCCCTCCTTCGTAGGTTATGAACGGCTCGCTTGGCGAATCCAGACTGGAAGAAGCGATGTCAATGTGTAGGTCGGCATCCGATTCCTCCACGCCATATCCGCCGGTTTCAATCGCGAGACCAAGATACCTTAAGACGTCATTTGCCATTTAAGTAACCTCCTCGTTTTCGAAGTCAACAATTATGTGTATTCCTGCCCCGAAGATTGTCTCTCCCGTATCGTTCACACGGGAATCTCCGGGGGACCATCCTACCCGCTTTATATATCTAACGAGATTGTCCAACTTGCGATTCTGATTTCCAGTCACAGGATCGACCATCAGACTCCCGACGGCTTTTATAACTGTCTCTTCTGCCAGGTCTGCCGCGTCTTCCAGGTTTTTAGCTTGCTTGAGGAATGAGAATACCCAGAAATGCAGTTTCCAGTCCTCGTGAATTAACATCATTCCTTCCGTGTCTATGTGCGAGTCAATAGGTAAAACCCAAACGAAGGGCGGCTTAACGTTGTGGAGTCTCTCCTTATCACCGACTACGACCGAATTCACGGCATCACCAAGCTCGTTCGCTATGCGTTCTTTTATCTTGGCCTTTATTGCTTTTATGTTTTCAAATAAACTCATGCCGCCTCCTCGAGTGCTTGCGATACCGCTCCAGGGACTACTTGGTCTAATCCATCTATTGCCCTGTCAACAAATGGATTCGGCTTCTGACCGGGATGGTCCTTCACGAACTTTGCAAAGACCACTTGTCCGCCAACTACAAATCTCAAAGCCTTCTTCGTCTTGGGGAAGATATCGTATGCTCTTCCCTTCGGACCCTTCAACCCTGTCCCGAACTGAATGAACTCCCAGTAAAACGCGCCAATGTTAATTCCAAAGTGTGCCGTCCCTAACGTGACCGGCTCCTCGATAGATCCACGCAAGAAGCCCTTCTTCACCGGAGCCTCCATGACCATTCCCCCGCGCAAGGCAAAGGACACGAGCTCCAAGGCCCGATGAACTACACGGATTAAGAAGCCGTCCGTGTAATCTTCCAGGTCGTCAAACTTAAATTCTACTGTTACAGGTTTAGTCAATGTCAAACTCGTCTTCGTCGTTGGTCCTTGTGTACGTTCCAATCCCTAACCGTCCTTCAGATGGTGTCGTCGGTGGAGTTCCCAGGTATATATCCAGGACGGCTTTCACTTCATCTGTTAGCATCTGATCCTGGACTAGCTTAACGCTGTAATCATTGATCCGAACTATGGGAGCTTTCCTACGCTGGATTGCGACGCCGACTACATTGGACACCATCATTATGCAAGCCCGGCGGATTCCTTCCGGGACAGCGTCTAACTCAAATGTCTGCTGTAAATACTCGTCTATAATGTTTGTCGCCTGTCCAATCCAATCGCACAGAAGAACGTTTAGATCCAGGTTGTCTTCTTTCTCCAGATCAGCGGGTTCCACTCCCGTAGAATCTATGACTTCCTGAACGAGGCAATACCCGCAGGTCAGGGGATCGAAAACCGTACAAGTAGATTCCTGATACGGACCGACGTCTATCACGCCTCGGGACGTTACGGTATTATTTATTCCTTGATAACCAAGGCCGATTCCCACTGTGAATACGGGTGAGTCTTCCTCAATAGTTATATCCTCCGCCGTCTCGACGATTTCGGGATCGACCTGATCAAACGAATGCGCGTCTGAATGATAAATCTCTCGATAGAATTGGAAGCTGTACGGAGCGCTCTTATCTAATCCAAAGGCCGTCCCGTACACGTAGAAGTTCCCATCATTCTCTCCTCCAAGGATTGATCCTATCCCCTGGTCCGGATGATATAGAATGTATTGCTCCGCGTCCAGAATACTATTTATAACAATGAACGCAGCCGTCGCGTCACCAAACTGTTCAAACACGCGATCGCCTGACCTTACAATACTGTGACCTAGAATCATGTATGCAAAGTTGTTATTTGCTCCAAGAGTTTGATGGTTGAAGTAAAATGCAGATTCGTGCGCTTGGATTATACTGTTCTTGACACTGGGAAGAGTGGACCATAACCTTTCTATCCACGGAGCAGAGGGTAAACAATAATCGAAACCCATGATCCTGCATCTATCCACGACAGGGCGAATGACTTTTGCGCTCAAAAATCCAATCGTATCATTCCCTCCACCGGATCCATCGTAGATATTGCAATCTTCCACACTATGGAAAAATGAAAAGGTGAACGGCAGAACTCCACCGATACCCGGCAATGCAGATGCGATACCTATGTCATCACCTAAACCCGCTACTCTAATCGTCAGACCCTGGACATGGATATCGCTGATGATTGCTTCCTGATCATCTAACGGTCCAATAATACCATATTTGCATTCTTCAAAGCTAACGGATTCTCCATCCTCCACGTCAATCACAAATTCGTTCCCGCCCACTGGAGTAGGAACCAGACCATGGATATGCAGGACAGGATCAGACGTGGTTGCCGCTACATACTTACCAGTCCATCCACGAATGATATGCTTGTCCGTAAACTGACTTGCTCCCTGGAAGGAGAGTAAGGCATCGAACGCGGCTTGCGGGTTTGCGTAAGTTCTGCCGGGACCATAATCCCAGATCGTCGAGCCGCTCGGTAACGTGGAAGGTTTATTATGTCTCGCGTAATTCTTCTTATTAAAATGAACATCCTTACGCTTTTTCTTTTTAATGCTGTTCCCAATGAACATATCCACTTCGCTCTGATCGAAGCGCATCTTACCGAGCTTATCCTTCTTCGTGCGCTTCCTCTCGTGGATAGGATTATCCTTCATGGATACAACTTTCCAAGGAGATTGCTCTGATGCTTCGTACTCACTCGGTTCGCTTCCCGGATGGTACACGGCAGAGATCCAACCCTTGGGAAGATAGAGATCATCCCGTTCCATTACCAATAGTTTAAAATCTTTCCTAGACATTTTACTCTCCTGACAAGGCGTCTATGATATCTTGATTCTCTGATGCTAGAGCAAGGGTCCATGGAGTGTTCCCGAACTTATCTTCCAGGTCTTTATCCGCACCTTTCGTCATGAGATAGATCACGACGTCGAGGCAACAGCACAAGACCGCCCAATGAAGTGGAACTCGTCCAAGGGATCCAACTCGATTCGGGTCCTCACCTACTACTTCTATGAACTCTGTAGCTAAAGGAACCGTTCCGGACATAAGCCAAGGCAAGGAGTCCAGGCCGTTCTGTGCTGCCATGTACGATTTGATTTGAGCTCCAGTCGCCGAGTCTTCCGGGAAGTCATGTATCAGCATCGGGAACCATTGCCGACACGGACACAACGCACATATTTCTTCTTTCGTAAACTCTGTCATCCCACACCTCCATCCAGAGTAAGGGACCGGAGCGAGGGAGTCGAAGAAGGCATAAGCACTCCCCCGCTCCGTATCCTCACGCAGGGTTTAGTAGATGTCCGCGACTATGGTCGCTTCCCTTTCCTCGAAGTCGTAATCCGTCTCGGTGTCCAGGATCACGTCGGTGCGTTTCTTCTTGGCTTCCCTTTCCTGTTCCACGGTCACTTCATGGAAGACACCGTAGATGGTGTTATCCGGATGAGTGAGCCAGGATTTGCCGTTCGGCATGTTCGGAACGTACAAGATGTTCGTTCCCTTGAAGGGTAACTCGGTGGACTGGCCGACCTGCATCCTGTCACCGAGGTCGGTTCCTCTGGCGCGAAGGATGTCATGGTAAGCGTCCAACACCCACCACGGAACGCAGACCTTCCATTCGGCCGGTCTCGTGTAGTAGGTCTTCGGAATGCCCTGGATCAATCGTGTGA